CAGGTACGTATCCAGACATATATCATGGCTGCCGTTGATAATTTCTTCTCAAGAGTTGAAGACATTTTCGGATTTTCGGCAGACATGGACCCATTGTTTGAGATGGAATCCACCTTTTACACTTCTAATCGTGGATTTGCTGTGTACAATACAGATTATCTTGTGGAACAATCACACAATGTCGAATTGATTGTGGAAGGACCCGTTGCTGTCAAAAGCGTATTGCGAGGTTGCGAAAACGAAAGCACTTTATCTGATGAAGAGTGGGCGCAGCTCCATAATGTCGCATTGATAGTTAAACAAAGAAACACTACTGCCGATTATTTCACCTTTGCACATTTTTCCGGCTTTAGAACGGCCCCCAACAATTTTTCTGCGATGATTAACAAAGCATGGCCTAACGAAGATAACCAACCCAAGTATAGATTTGACTGTGTGGATGTGACATGTAAATGCAACAGGCCCCATAAAGACCCAGCTAAGAGAGAGAGGATGTTTTATAACTTGGATCTTACTAGCGGGGATTACGGGCAAAAATACGTGTGCCACCAAGGACACTTGCTGTATCAGATATATCATGCCTTTTACAAGCAATTCCAGCCACCACAAGTCACCTTTACTCCAGTCGAGACACAGGATTACATAGACAAACCAGACGAGAAATTCAAACGAATGCGTAGACAGCGAGCAGCTGACGTTGCCGCTAACATTAGTCAAACTGTGGAAGAATGTTCGAGAATAGGCATAATGATGAAGAGCGATGAAATTAACAGACCCGATATACAAGCTGGATTGGTCATGGCGAAAGTCAGAGCCATATTCAATTTGAAACCTGAAGCTCAGTATCTTATGTCAGAATATAGTGAAATTTATCCGCTGTTCAAGAAAGCGATAGAAGACACAGATTTTAGCGTGTTGGATGTGAAGAAGAGACCCTGGCATATAAAAGGCTTTATGTGCAGTTCGGACAAAAGGACAGATCTGTCTTACAGAAGGAAACAGTTTGACTTGGCCGAACATGGCACCATTTACGTGCTAGTTGCCGGGGACGACACCAACATCTGGATCAAAGACCACAGAGGAACTGTGAAGTTCTGGAGCTTGGATGCCAAGAGTTGCGATATTAGTATGGGTTTTCATCAACATGCTATATTTTTCGATCAACTCTCGAGACTAGGATTAGAAGCGCTGGTTACAGTTCTACATGCCTTCGCTTTCAGTGCCAGAGCGAAACTAAAATTCGGAAACGATTTTGATAGTGTCACTATATATCTCATGCAAATGATACAGACATTCTCAGGAGAGATTTTTACTTCTTTCAAAAATTCCCTAATAATAACAATGGTTATATTGGGAGGGTTGATAACCTATCTGCCCGAATTCGACATAGCGAACGACGATGCATGTGAAGTTTTCATTGACTTCGTGGGGACACGATCTGGGATCACCCTTGAAGGAGAAAAATTCTTAGGCGAAGAGATAGCTTGTTGTGATTTTTTGAAAGGATGGTGGGTCCAGTGCAATGGATCCTATGAATTTCTGCCACTACCTTCGAGAATTTTGTCATGGGGCAAGACCAGAACGAATTTTGTCCATACTACGCCG